TCTGACCGGTAGCAGGATCGTATTGAATCTTGTTACGATATCGATTCATCAATTCACGTAGATATTGTTCAGCTTTTTGCTTTGGTAGATTACCAACGTCCACATAGAAAATACGACGTTCTGGTGCACGAGAAATTCGGTAGATGGCAACAGCGTCTTCAATTTGTCTTAGCAGATTTAAAGGACGAACAGCTTTTTGTAAATAACCAACAACGCGCTTGGTTGCTGAATCAATAATACCAGAGTGAGCGTAAGCAACCGTATCTGGTGCTATTTTCCAACCAGTACCTGATGTTGGAAATGCTGCATCTTTATCTGTATCAGTGTAAACGTAATACTCTTGAATACTCTTGACTGGAGAAAACGGCCCAATTCCTCCGTAATATCCTTTATCCTTTTCAATCTTTCTGATTTTTTTAATCTTTACTGGATCAATAGGAATCAGTTCAAGAATGCCTTTTCGTAGATCGTTTTTATCTACTTTCTTATAATAAAAAATCTTGGAGTCAATATACCAGCGACGAAAAATATCGCCAGCTCGGTTTGAAAAGTCTAGTAGTTTTAGTATATGATTAAACTCAGAGTACATCTTTGTTTTGATGGTGTCTGATAAATTTACGTGATCTAAATTTAATTTTACTGGTTTTCTGTCTTGATCTAAAACTACAGCTTCATTCACAATATCTTCAATAGCAGCATCCACTTCTGGATAAAGAGCCATTGAACGATAGTGTTGAACCATCTGATTTTCATCACGAATTGCACCAGAAAAATCAACGTATGTACCAAAAACACCACCGGTTTCTAGCACATAAGAACCGTCATAAGAATCGGGAGTGATTACATCACGATTCTCGACGGTTTCTTGTTGTTTTTTTTTGCCAATACTAAAACCAAATAGTTCCAATTCCATATAATTTCACCTATTAAATAAATGTTCCAGTACTAGTAGAAGTACTGAGATCAAATTTCAAATGACTGAATACCACAGTAACAGCAAACGTAGATAACACATTATCTTGACTCATATCTAATTCAACCGGACCAACAGCAACCGGCCAGCAATGAAACAATTCAAACTTTCTAATAGTCTTGGCTCCATTAGTATCTAGTTGTTCTATAGTCCATGCTGGATTATTTGTGTTAAGAACTGATCCGGTAGTAGAATTTATTCTACCGGCAAAATGTTGGCTTGGATCTGTGTTACCACTTGTTTCATAAAGTGAAATATTATTTACATGGCTGTTTATTCGTTCGTGCCATTCGTGGAATGCTCGATATAGTGATATTGATTTCAAAGAATCTTTTGAAATTTTATTATCATCAATTACTACTATATTCCACGGCTGATATATTCTGTCTCCCGGATAATTCACTGTTCTTCCTCTAAAATTTACAGGAATAACACCTAATTGTGAAGTTGGTAGAGAAGCAGCTCTAACGTGAAAATCAGTAAAATCTACTTTTTGAGAAACATTTACCGGATTTCCAGAAGAAGCAGGTTGGGTTGCATTAATGGTAGGAATACTACCAGTTACTTTAAACCGGTTAATTCTATGGCCACCACCAAATCCGTTGATAAAATCTGTTATTGATTGACTACTCATTTATTTTTCCTTATCCTGTGAATGCTTCAGAGGTGTCTGTATTGATAATTGTAATGACTAATGTTTCTGCTGTGTTGTACGGATTAATATAAACATCAATTACTAATTTATTATCTGCAATAGTAGCAGCAGTATTATTTGTTTCATCACACACGATTCGATAATCTGAAATTCCATTTCCCGTTTTTACCCCTTCTAAAATGGGAGTTAAAGCAGCAACAACTCGTTGTCTGGTTCTTACATCATTAATTTCAAACAAGAATCTTTGTGCAGTGGCGGTTAGTTGTTTTCTTAAATATGCAATCAACAAAATGCCATTTATCTTGGTCAAATAACCAGAACCTGTAAATGAAGTATTATTTCCCATCAAGAAAGTACCTTCTCCTGGGAACACTGTTACGGGATTTACGTCTCCCGCATTCAGATAAGACACATCAGTTTCACTAAAATTTTGTTGCATTGCAACTACGCCTAAAATACGGCCTCTAATTTTTCCTGCTGGAGAAGTCCAAATATTAGCGTCTCTGGCGCATCTTGCCACACAACCAGCAAGGTCTGGACTTAAATTTGCTTCTAAAATATTAACTGTTGTGCCAACACCTGCAGTAAATTTCTTTCTACCAGCAACATACACAACATTTTCGCTGGTAAAAGTAACACCAAAGTCTGCTTGTTGATTTGCGTATGTTGTGGTTAATGGAATGCCTGTAATTCTTTTGTAGTTACCAACAATTGCCACGCAGTCTTTTCTAGTCATTGCGGCGTTCACGGCAGCACCAGCAGAGAAAGTATTTCCAGCTTCAAAAATAACATCAATTCTAGCAAGAGATTTATTGTGTATTGGAGTGTTCGTAATACCTAAAACGCCGGTTGCGCTGTAAAAATCGCCAGTAGAACCGGTTGCTCCTATGAAACAGATACCACCGTATTGTAAATAGTTGTGTACAGACCACCACTCACCAGCCCAAGGACCTGTAGGACCAGACAAACCTACATTTCTAGAGTAGAGACGGCTAAACCATTGGTTAACACTGGATACACCCATCAATCCAATTTCAGTTTCAGACGTTCCATTGGTTCCGGTTGTTCCAAACAAATTGACTAAACCATTGAAAGAAACGACGCCTGCAACTAAAGGAGAAGGTCCTTCGCCGGTTATAGTAGAAGTAAAATTGTTGGTTTGTGTGGTAAATACTGACATTTTTTCTCCTAAAATATTTTTAAATTACATATCTATTTATATTTTTGGATATTTACACCTTAATCCAGTTGTCTTGGTCGTCAGACGGCTTATTTTCTATGATTGGATCTTCATCCATGCCTGAAATAAACCCAAAACTAAACCAATCGTCTTCTTCTATTTTTTTAATTTCACCTTCAAATAGCTCTTTTCTAATGTCAATATTGGTAATTTCTTTAAAATATGGCTGTTTAGTAACCCAAGAAAATAAAACCAAACACATAACTAAATCGTCGGTATGACCATCATCCGCTGAAAAACTGTTCCATTTTGCAATGAATGACAGCAGTTCTTTTATTGTTTCTTCGTCTTGAATTAACAGTTTGTCTTGTTCTATCAGGCTCTTCAGTATGGAACATCCTAATTTTTTAACAACAGCAGTAGTTCTAACACCTAATAAGGTTTCGCCTTTACCAAAACCACCATTAAGCACCATGCCACTTCTGCCTTTATTCATGCTGGTCAGTAGATTATCGTACTCTAGATCGTAATGTAAAATATCTGCAACCTGTCCACCAATATCATTTACTTCTACCAGCATGTATGCAGTGTTGTATTTTCTACCCAACGCAGCCAATATGGTTGGGTAAAGCATGGGAGATATTATGTTATTTCTGTATTTTGCTACGATTCGATACGGAGCCTCAGTGATATCAAACACGATAGCAGCACTGTAATCTTTACCCTGACCTCTAGACGTATCTACAGTTATAACATAGGCCCTGTTTTGTTTTGGTTCTTCATAAATCGTAAGACCTTCACTTGTTTTGGTTTGTGGAGACTTTGATACCAGAGTGTGAAGTTTAGCGGTAGAAATGAGTGTGTTGGACGATCCAATAAAATCACAATCGTATTCGCTCTTAAACTTTTGTTCACCACCAGAACCACCACCCAACTGTTTGATGGTTCTTTCTTTCCATTTTTGATCACGAAGAGAACCACCCGGATACAAAGGAACTTGGCTCCAATGCACTTCCACTGGAACGTATTCGTTCTTACCTTCTTCTCCGGTCTTTCTAGACGCTCCCTGCCACAGGTTGTAAAACATGTTTAAACCGTTTGGGGTCGATACTATGATAACTTTAGTGGTTTGGCCAGAGGTAATAGTTGGATACACTGAACTAAAGAACTCATCTGCAATGTTAGCAGGAACGTGAGCAAACTCATCCATGAAGATTACGTTATAAGAACCACCACGGACAGCAGAAGCAGAGGTGGCAGAAGCCAATACACGAGATCCATTTTCTAACTGAATAGAAGTCTTGTTCCACTCGACAACGCCGTGTTGAAGCCATTTTGGAAGATACTCATAAGCTTCTTTCAACCGCTTCATAATTTCCATAGCAGTCTTCATCTTGTTGGCAAGAATTGCTATGTTTACGTTTTGATTAAATATAAGATAATGAACCATCCACGCAACTGTGGTTGTGGTTTTACCGGTCTGCCGAGGTAGCTTGGCAATAACAAAGCGATTGTCTTGGATTGTTCTAACAATATCTTCTTGATAATCATACAACCCAAAAGACTCAAGACCTTTATCGGTAGTTACAATCTTGATGTATTTTTTAATAAAATACACCGGATCATTAGCACACTTAATATACTCTTCAACTTGTTCTTTGGTAAATTCAATGGTAACACCAATCTCTTTGAGATTAGGATTACCAAGATAACCTGACTTCTTTTTATACCCCATCGTCTAAAAATTTCTGGCTGTCAAGAGCCTTGTTTCTACTGCGATCTTTGTTTATTAGATCTTGTAATTCACTGGTAGAGCCAACATAAATTGAATTATTTGTGGTGTGATTAACTTTAATTTCTTCTTTTTTGATCGCTTTAGATTTTTGATACAAATCAATTAGATCTTTATTCATTTCAGAAACGGTCTTTAATAATTGCCCAAGAACTTCATACGCCCTTGGCGAATCACCAGCTTTAGCTACCTTTAAAATTTCATCTACGGCTGAAGAACCATTATCAATCAATCCTTTTATATTATCACGAACGTAATTAAAATCCACATCTAAACTAGTACCAGCTATACCAGTTTCTGGTTTTATTATTTTTATAGGTTCGGGCGCATTAAACTCTATTCCTAGAGTTTTTGATATAATATCAGAAGATTCCATATGATTATTTATTGAGATATATTAATCGTATCGTAAGTTATTCCTGCTAGATTTAAATTCAAAGCTTGATAATCAACATTATCAATTACAGGAATATTACTCTTAATTTCTCCGTAAACATAAGATTTTGCAATAAATTGATAAGAACTCACAATGAATCGTCTTGTACTAAAATCGCCTTCATATTCTTGTGTCAATGTGGTTGTGTTTAAAGAAATAGGAATTTTTACTCCTTGTTGCATAGAATTCATGTTTAAAGAAATTACAAACTCTGGTCCAAAATACGGTAATATTTGTTCCATTATTTGAAAATTTTCTTCTAAATTTCTTGTAAACACATTAAATCCAAACACAAAATTGTACGGCACTTCAGAATAAATATATGTTGCATTACTACCAGAGGTACAAACT